CCTGCGTGTTCCATCGTCGTCACGTTCGCAGCGTAGAAGTTGTAATCCACAGAAGTTTCGTCTACACGGACGGTGTAACTTATCACGAGCCGTTCAGGATTAATGTCGCCGTTTTCCAAGTCTCTGAGGCAGGCCAGTAGCGCGTCTCTTGGGGTCCATTTTCGGCAGTCGTCTGATTCGTTAGCGCGTTTTTCAGCAAGTTCATTCGGTCGAAAAGTCAATGCAGTTCCTCCTTCGGTATCAACAGCGCCCTCAGTTCTTCGCCAAACAGTCCTGTGACGAATTTCGACGTGTCCTGATACGCTTTCGCCGCTCCATGTCTTTCGTGATTCTCGTCCATCTGACTTCGCGTAAGCGCCGGATGCTTCTGCTTCGAGAGATTCGACTTCATCAGTCTGTCCAAGGTCTGAAGGAGGAAGACGAGTCGCTGTTCCATCGGTAGGGCTTTCAATGCTTCAAAGCCGGATAGGGTTTCGGTTACTTCCTCAGACATACTCTCCACCTCATTTTTTGGAATTGTCAAGAATTTTTCTGCCAGTCTGTGCTTCGTACTTTATTTTGTTCCGGGCGATAATAGCGTCAATCTGCCCTTCCCTAAAGATTCCATTACCTTTCTTGCCAGCGTTGTCGAAGACCTTGTGATGCTGGAAGCAGACACAGATTGCATCGTAATCCGACCCTTTCAGCGATGTGCCACCTGTAGAGGTATGATGGTAAATCTTCTGCCCCATACATGGCCCACGGCCTCGTAACTCGCATTCCTGAGTCAAAAGCCACAAAAGGAAGTTCTTATCACGCGGAGTTTTGATTTTCCAGTTCGCACCCGTCATTCCTTTCCCGCCAGCGCCTCGCGTGCTATCTGCGCCCACCCTACCGGATTGCTACCGTCTCGCCGTTTTGGTGCAATGTCTACTATCCTTTTCAGCGCCCCCTCCAACGCCGCTATCCTGGCGCGTGCTTGGGTGAGGTCGTCCATTAATCCGCGTACCGTGGCTTCCGTGATAGGCGGCAGATACTCCGCACATGGGTCGATATTGTTGATACTGAAGAATGTTGGGTCCAAACTCATCCCTGCTGCACGTTCGTGTGCTTCCTTGTTAGTCATCACTCCCCCTCTCGCCGGATGGCTTTTAACTTAACCGCCCGTTCGCAGCAAAGATTAAGAATGACTCGACTCTTCATTATTTCGGGTTCGGCTAGCAGCGTAGCAAAAAAAACCAGTTCATCCTCTATCCATGGGTTTCTCGGCTTGTTTGGGCAATCATCGGTGTGGCCGTTTTTGAGGCCGCATTTGGTGCAGGCTGGGAAATGTGTCAATCCTGGCATTTGTTTATCCTTTCTCTCGCCGGATGGCGTTGGCAATACGCTCTTGCATCACACGTTGCCCATTTATGTGGAATATCGTCAAGTGTGTTTTTTCCGCAATCTCCGCGCACCGCTCCCTAGTATCCCGCTCCACCTTCTCCCTACACCAATGGCACGATTTGCCACCGTCCTGAATGGATGCAAGGATGTTGGCTTCAGCAACCTCAATGGCGTGTTCATTTTCCCGCTCCACCGTGGAAAGGGCTTGAAGGAGGTCTTCTATCAGCTTTGCTATGCCTTTGCCATTCTCATATTCGACACGAGCCATTGACCCACTCATGCCCTTCAAGTTGTCAATGGCTTTCCTCGCCCTCTCCCGCAACTCCCTCATCTCGTCGGTCATGGTGCCTCCTGTCGCGCCTTATAAACTGCCATTGATACCTCCCCCGGCATTACTGTAGTAACCATCTGCGGCGAAAAGGGTTGATGGAATGTAAGTTGGCCTAGCCATATTTTCCTGTTCTTAACTAGATCGGCTATGTCTTGATCGTCCAGTTCCCAGCAAGACCAAGTTGTTCCTGCTATATCATTACATCTGAGCGCCGGGAGTTCCATGTATTGTGGCTGACCTTTACCGAGCACCATATTCTGACCTTTGAATTCGATTGGTTTCACTCTTTCCCCTCCCTTCCGATCATCTCGCCGATAGCGGCGGTTATGGCGGCTGCGATGGTGGTGTCCATCTCGCTTATTGACTCTTTCTCCGAACGATCCCATATTTCACAAATCCAGTGGTCTCCAGCAGACGACAGGCTGACCACGTATCCTTTCTTCACCAACTCCGGCAGCAGTGAGACGGCGGCAGCGTCACTATCAAACCTGACTGGCAAATGACGTGGACACGCATTTAATCCGTCAGGAGATACCCAATGTGTAACTCCCTCTATATCCTGCTGAGTCCAGCCCAGCCACCTTGCAATAGCTTCGTGTCTTTCCATCCCCATCCCTCCTTTACCGGGCGCGCCGGTTGGGTTGCGTTATATGGAGTGCTATGATCTTCTATTCCACTTATCAGCCAGGATAGGTTTTGCATCCTCCATCAGCGGATAAACTAGCGCCGTACTAGCAAAGCATTTCTGACACTGGACGTACTCCCCATTATCGCGATCCTCCGACACACCAAACGCAGCGGACCCCCCGCAAAATGGGCAGGGGCAAAGATCATAACCAGCCGATGCAGCGGGTTCCTCTCCAAACTGGCACTTAAACGGGTCGTTCTCTTTCCCGCAAAATTCACATTTCCAGCCCATTTCCCCTCCTCCCTTGTCACCCCTGGCGGGGGTTAGACCAGCGCTTTTTTGCAGCATGGGCATTTGTCTGTTGTGGTTGTAACCCGCTTAACCCCTGCACCAAGGTTGTATATGGCAAAAGGTACATCTCTACGGCTCATGACTTCAATTAGCCACTGAATGGCCTTTGTGAATCCAGATGTAATGTCTATGGGCTGGCCTGCGTCGAGCTTCGCTAACATCTCTCTTTGCCAATTTGGAGCAACTATTTTTCCCATCCCTTCCCCCCTTCGCGCCGGATTGCGGCAGCAATTGTGTCTCCACATTCCCATTGGTCGCAGCCTAGTCGCTCGGCTGTTACCGCGCACCGCTCCCTCTCCTCGCGCTCGGCATCGTCGAGGGCTTGCAAAAGCTCAAGCATAATGCCCACGCCTTCTTTCTCATGCTCATTCAGGTCGATTGTTCTACAGGCTGTTGTCCACTCCCTCGCCCTCTCCCGCAGGTCGCTCTTTTCGCTCATTTGTCACCCTCCCTAAACGGATTACTAATCTCCTCGTCCGCTTCGGTGCATCCCATAGTCGTACAGGTACAGGTGTCCCGCACTGAGTACCATTTCCCCCCAACACAGTAGGCGCGGCATGTGCAATAATTGCAGCCGTCATCTAATTGCGTGAAGTACGTACAAGGGACGTCTTTCGAGCAGTCTTTGCATTCGCGCTCAATCCCCCACGCCACCCCCGCCCACAGCATCATCACCGATACCAGTAGCTTCTTCATGGTGCCTCCTTGCGTGCCACACGTTCCAACCATGCTTGATACCCATCGTCGCCCATTTGGTTACACAGAGCGTCAAGCAGTATGTTCCCAAGTTCGTCCCACCCTATCCAGTCATTGTCCAGGTGGTGCTTCCTGTATGCGGCTTGTACGGCATAAAGCAGCGTGCCCGCACGCAACAGCTCCAGCAGCATGACCGGAGCATTTTGGAGGGTCCGCATGTTCCAGAACACAATCAACGCATTCTTCGTGGCTGCGGTCTACGTCTGGCTGTGCCGACAAGTTGTGGTCACAAACATTGCAGGGGTGCGAAAATTGGCTCTTGTCCTGATTTACGCAGCAGCAGCACGGGAATGAAATCGTATCGTGTGGTTTTTCCTCAAAGCGATCACGGTTTACGTTGTAGTCATAAAGTGGCATAATTATTCCTTTTTATACTGGTAATTTGGAGAGGTTATCACCACCCCACGCGGCGGGTTAAAGAAAATATCCTGTCCGGCCTTCTTTGAGCAGTTGCTTATATGCTGCCTTCGCTTCTTTTTTGGTCTTGCGTACTGGACCCCATAGCCCTCTTGTCGTATTGACGTAACGATAACCATCCGAAGCATATTCGCAATGTGTGGATATGCCGAGATATTCGGCAAACGTCACACCACTGTCAGCGTGTATCCAATCAGCGTATTTACTCATCCTCCCCCCTCCCCGCAGCGCGGGTGTTGGTTAAGCAAATCCCTTGCCCGTTTCATACAGCACCCATTGCTGCTTACCTTGTCGCTGGTAGTACGCTTCCGACAATGGGCCGACGAAGTGAATGCGCCAATCGTCTTCGGGGTAGAGTGCGGCCATGGTTTCTGCTTGCTTGACCGTGAGGCATTCAGTAAATTCATAACTAGAATCTTCCATCCACACAGGCTGTCCGTTCCGTAGAAGCATTGCCGAACCGAAACCGACAGTGATAACTGTGTTCATGGGTAGCAACTCGCTTCCCGGTATTGCGTCCATTTTCTCAAATTTCATACTCCCCCCTAACTCAGTAATTACCGCCGCCCGTAGAGGTGGCGGGTTATGTCGTTATCTAAAACGGCAACTCGTCATAGTCATCTACACGCGCTGACTCCAAAAGCCTCTGCTTCACCGCCTCTGCCGTCACCGCCCCTAAATCGTACACCGTGACCGGAACTCGACCCAACTTTTCAGCAGCAGCCAAACAAACGTCCCGATCCACAAACGTCATGCCGTAAATCGCTTGCGCCCCGAACAGTTTGGTAAATCCTACATTGCCACCAACGGCGGGAACGTCAACGCGAACAAATGTCCCACCAAGGCTGTACTCACTCACCTTGCCGGCTATTGTCTGCCTTCCCATCAGTTCAAGAATCGCGTAGAGATCAGGGGAATCGGTCATTTCATCATCTCCTTCGCAATCTCCACGGCCTTCGCCTCATCGCACTGCTCACCTTCCATGATAATGGTCACGCGCTCTAGGAACTCGCAGTTCTCGTCGGTGATAGGAACGTCAAAAACACTCACAGCGCCCTCCTTTTATAATCAGGCATGATAACCCTTCGTCGTCCATTGAAACGCGGCTGGCACAAAACCTTGAGACACA